TTCCAGTTGTTGCATCTGTTTCACCAAAAGTTGTTGGAGCATAAGAATATCCATCTGTTAAATGAAAATGTGCCATTTGACCATCAAAATTACTACTAAAACCAGTACCAATATTTTTACCAATATTGAGTGTTCCACCATTTGTGTTAAAATCAGAAACCATATTTAATGGAACATCGGGTGTACTATCAACATCAATATCAGTTGCTTGTTCACCATTTACATAGATTCTTAATCTATCTCCTGCTGTCGATTGTGTGCTATCAAATCTAATAATTATATGATACCAAGCATTAGTATCTCTAAATACTCTGGTTGTTCTTCTTCTTATGTAAGTACCACCGCTACCATTTTTTAATTGAAAGTCTATACCACGAGTGCTTTTTGTAGCAAAATCTATATATTTATGAGTATTACTATCACTTGATAAATGAAGTATTTGATTAATACTATCATTTGCTGATTTTTTAATCCAAACACTCATAGTGAATATTTTACCCGTACTCGATGAAATAGTTTGTGATAAAAGTGCTGATGCCATTAACAGAATCCTCCAGCGTTAGTAATACCAACTTCTGCCGTGATTGACAACGCTTGTGTTGTTACCTGTGCCTGTGCATCAGTTGCTTTTAATGTAAAATTGTATGTAGTTTCACTAGCAGTGTTTGGTAAAGTTCCTGATAAAACTGCTCTATATGTAGATCCACTTACATTTGATGTAGATCCTAAACTTATACCTGAAGGTAATGAAGACCCAGAATTAACAGCTATTGTTGTTGCACTATCAGCTGTAACATCTACATTTGCTGAATAAGATTTATTTGATTCTCCATTTGCTAAAGTTGTTGTCGTAAAAACAGGGCCATCTGAAATAACTAAATCTGATGAACTTCTAACTGCATTACCGTCTGGATTTGTTAATAAAATTCTAACGTTTTGTCCGTTTGTTAAACCTGCTGTACCAGTTGTAAAACTAACTGTTGTTGCATTTGTAAATGTAACAGATGTTGCAGATTGAACTAAACCATTTGCTCTTTGTAGTTCTACTTTTGGTATAGATGCAAAATTAGTTCCTGTTAAAGTTATTGTGCCACCTACATCTGCATCAATAACAGAAGGTGATATACCTGTAATTGTTGGTTGTGTTTCTGTTGGTATTGTAGCTGATCCACCTAAATTTACAGCAACACCATTAATTGTAATTTGCTCATTTACTAAAGCAGAGTTTGGAATACTATCATTTTGAAATGTTAAACTGTCACCAGCCTCACCAATTTGAACGTTAGTTCCTGACTGTGGTATAATTTTATTAACTTCTAAAGTACTCATTATATAATAACCAAATTACCTGTTACTGTTACAGTTCCTGATACAGTCACCGGCCCTGCTAAAACTCCTGAGTCCATTGTTTGAACATCAGAAATTGTTGAAGCATGTGTTGTTACATAAGTTGTGGCTGTCATAGCTGCAGACGGAGCTCGTTTTGCAGGATAAGTACAAAATACAGTTTTAGTTCCTGTTTGAAAATTCACAAGGTTGTCTGAATTTGAAGAGGAGATAACGGTATCTCTAGAAAGTGTATCAGGTGTTGCATCTGTTACAGTTCCTATACCGACTTCAAAATCAGCTGTACCATCGTGAGATATACAATAAAATGTATTATTAGTATTACCGATACCAGTTACAAAACTTTCAAAACCAATCTCTGGATTAGTTGATAATTGTATTGTTGCTGTACCAGTAGATGTACTAGTCTGTTTAACTCTGTCATTTAATACAAAAGCCATTTATTTATTCCTTAACTATTACGCGTTGCCTAATCTGATAATAGCGTTTGATGTATCAGGCGTAGGGAATTGTATTACAAAGTCACCATTAGTTGCCGTCTTGTTTCCACCAAAATCTAAAACCAGTACAAGCTGATTACCGCCACCAGTTGACTTATATATTGCAGCTCCTCTAGCAGTTAATGAAACAGATGAAAAAGTTAAATCTGCAAAATCAATGTAAGCAATGTTTGAAGCAATTGCTACACCATTATTTGTCAGAGTGTTTCCAGCTGTTGTATAATTAGTTCCAACAGAACTAACTTCATTTCCTGTTTGATATACAGTTGAACTTGTACTGTATCCTGTGATAGCTGTATATAAGGCACACTTGAACGTGTTACCTCCGTTACCAGAAGTATCAAAATTAAAAACACCTTTTAAAAGGTTTGTTTTAAACGCATCAGGTACTATGTTTGCCATTTTTTATCTCCTTATTATGGTGATGGTGATTTTATACTATTACGAATAACACCATCTTGATATTCGTCTCTGCGTCTTCGACCTTCTTGTTCGATCGAGTACGATGCTAAAGATCTCTTATAACTCGCTTCGTAGTATTGTAACATATCTATTGGACCTTTCAAGTATCCATATGCTTCTACAAGAGCAGCGTATAAAAGCAAGTCTTGATATTTATTTGACAAGTAAGTTCCTGTACCACTTTTCGTAGCATCTGTCAGGCTTACTGGTTGTTTCATATAGGCTAAAGTTATTTCATATGTAGCATTAGGTGTAGGTGCAACTACCCAAAAATTAGCGTCCCAATTAGAGTAGTATTTTGGAAGGCCACTTGCCGTGCTAGGTGTATCATAAAAAGTTGCCATATATGATGTATCTTTTTTTTCTAAAAATGTTTGAGTATTTGGAGTCACTGTTGTATTTTTTAATTGTACATATCTGATACTTCTTAAATCAGATGGAATTGTTACATATCTATTTCCAACAGCTAAATTAGATGTAGCGTAATGTCTATTATCATCTGAGTCTACTTCTCTATAAATTCTATTTTCTGCATTTTTAATAAATGTATTAATAACTCCAGTTGTTAATACACCACTATCAACTTCTGTATAATTTCTAATATCATCAGTTATGTTTGTTAAAGTGTATGCCATGTTATGCGTCTAAGGTTACGGGTCCTGCTGTAACTGTCATTCCTCCTGCTTGTTCTGTTATATTAGGAGTTGATCCTAATGTAAATGTATACTTGTCTGTAGTTGTAACTGTTATTGAAAAACCAACGCTAGCAGTGTATGCAGTAGAAGCCACTCCACCAGGAGAACCCTCCACGTTTCTAAATCTTACTGTGTCATTAGTAGATCGACCATGATTTAATTCTGTAACAGTTATTGTTGTAGATCCACTAGTTATTGCAAAAGGATCAGGTCCTAATAATCTTGCAACAGCAGGCTCAACTCTTGCTGGTCTTGCATTACGTAAGCCTTGTGGTTCTGCTACAAATCTTTTGGGTTCAAGTTGTGGATGTTTAGACTCATACTCTGAAGTATGTACTCTTGATCCATTCCACTCTATCATCATTTCAGTATATGGAAACTCTAAACCAGATCTGTCAGAAATAAATTTTGCATACTTGCCGGTAGCCATTAACCAATCTCCGTGTAGTATGATTTAGGTGTAATGTATGTACTAGATGAAGAGCCATCCTCTTGTAAAGCTCTATTTAATTCATCTTCATAATACAGTTTAAACTCTTGAGTTCTTTGTGGTGCATATTTTTGTGATAAATAAAAACTTAATCCTGATACCATACAAGGTACAAATCTATAAGGGACATCAGTTGCGTTAGAATATGCTCCTGCATCTTGTATTCTTCTTACATAATAATAATTTAATTTATTACCTGCTTCTGATGCGCCAGGTGTTTGATACAAAGTTATTGTAACCCTGTCTATAAATCTTTGTACAAAATATTGTGAAGGAACACCGGTTGAAGTTTTGTTTGATAAAGCTTGATATGCAGATCTAGCAATTTTTGTTAATGGAACATCTACATCTGATGCATTTCTATAAACTGCTTCTAATATATCATCTACACCATAAACAGCTGTT